TCTATAGCCCATGCTACTTTTTTACCATATTCCCACGTCTCTTTTACTGCATCAGGTACTACCTGATCTGGGAATGAACTATTATTGTTTGTGTAAATCTGCATTTATTATATTATTTGTGAAATAGATCCTGTATTGTTATATTTTTTAAAAGTAAGCGACATAGGCTGTTTAGTAATTTCCATATTTGGCCTGTACCTATTCTTATTGCAAGCCATAAGAGCTAATCCAGAACTAATAGAAGCATCATGCTTTGTTCTATTGTTTATATTGAATTTAGCCCAATCGCTTAATGTTTCTTGAAAATACATGTCACCATTTCCGTCTTCAATTCTACCTACGTAATTCTCTATGTAATGTTCTATTGCCGCAGCGTGTGCTTGTTTAATATCTTCACTAGAGTTAGGTATACCGCCTATTTCTTTTTCAGCTACTGATAATTTATTCCACACTTTATCTGGCCTATTCATACTAAAACCTCTGTATCCTCTACGTTTAAAGTAATACAATAGTCTAGGTTTATTATTCTCTGCTAGTATAGGCATACCGTAAAAATGACAAGCCATTAATACGTCTTCAAAAAATATTTCTGCGGTTTGTGGTCTAGATATATATTCTAAAAAAAAGTGATTTGGCGGTGCGTCTTCCATTGAAAATTTAGTAAGCCCATGAAGAGCACCTTTAGATCCTTTACCATCAACAGTTCCTGATATATCGTAACTATCACAGCCAAACGCTCCAATATGCTCATTACCAGGGTACTTAATACCATTCTTTACTATTACACTATTTTGTAAGTTTTTAGGTGGAACCCATGATATTAAAAATCTACCGTCTTTATTAGGATAAAATGTAACATTAGTATCAATCATACCATTGTTCCAGCCAAAATTCCCTCTTGTAACAGATTTTTCATTAGCCATTTCTTCGTTGTAATCTATCTGCTCGTATATCTTAGTTAAATTGAATAAGGTGTTTTTGTTTTCATCTCTGAAAGCATGTTGTTCAGTTCTAGGAAATTGTCTATAATATTCATTTAAACCATCACTATCGTTTCTTAATCCATCAACCTCGTTTTCCCAGTGCTCGATGACTCCAATATCAATTGGTGCACCATCAATTCCGATGATTTTATTTTTTGGCGTAATGAATACAGGTGATCCAAAAGAATCCATGAATCCTTCGTAGTTCCATTCCATAGGGATGAAAAGAGAATAGAGTCCGCTACTTGTTTGTCCGTTTCTATTTCTTTTTGTAACGTCTGAATTATAATATAATTTCTTGAAGTTGTCTCCACCTTTATCTAATGCGTTTGAAGTTGAGCCCATCATACACTTGCCTACTATTCTTCGGCCTAGTCTTAATGTAGTTTTTGTAACTCTCCAATTGTTTAATATATTGTCTGGTCGTTCCCATTTTCCTGATTCGTCGTGTGCTAATAATTTTAATTTCTCACCATCGTAAGAGTTGTCCCCTGTGTTTTTCCAGTCAATAGTTGTATCTAATCCTTGTAATTCTTTTAACTTAACGTTGTCATCTAGTTTACGTCTAGTAAGCTTTGAAGCTGGGACTCTATATGCCAGTTCGGTCTTAGGACGATCCATACCATCCTGGATCGGCTTGAAGAAAAACGGATAGTTAACGGATATCGGGACAACTTTATCTGTGAACATTTTTTTAGCATCTGATCCAGTCTTTGAAAGGATGCCGAATCTAGCGTCTGAAGATATTGTGGCTTGGTTAACAAGTTCTGCTGACGACATGAAGCTAAAGCCACTCCGTCTGTTTTTAAGATAACACATTCCATAACATCTATCATCGGCTTTGCATGCCTCCCAAAATATGAAGAAGAGTCTATTTGACTCTCTATAATCGGGGGCTCCGACGTCGATCTTTGACCATTGCAAATACATGTAATGAGTACCAGTAATATAAGTGGCCACACCACCATTATAGAACCAATAACCCAGCTCTCTTCGTTTAAATTCTTCATCTATATAATCAAACCATTTTTCTTTAAAATCTGTGGGATATTCATCCCAATCAAACCTACTCTTAATTTTTGCTAATTCTTTCGGGTAGGGTTGTTTTTGCCAGAACTGCTCCTTCTTGCTTTCGCTTCGTTTAAACGGTTCACGTTCTGCTGGTAAAGCAATACGGAGGTTTTGAACTTCAATGATCTTTCCAATTTTTCCACTTCTACTTATACAAACAAAGTCGTAATCAGAGTTATAACCATACTCCCACTTATTATATCTATTGTTGGTAGACATGATTTTTTTATTAACCACGTCATCAACTTCTTTCCATAGTGTTTGTTCATAACTCATTTGCTACGCCCTTCTGCAAAACCTTTAAATACTCTTTCTTCTTTAGTATCTTTAGGTTTTTCAATTAATCTTAGTTCTTCTTCTTCTATTCTAGTTAATATTTCAAAAGCATCAAATATAGCTAGCTTTTTAGTAGCGGCAGCGTTTTTAAGTCTGTCAGCGCTTACGTCGTCGTCTGAGTCTACGATCTTTTCTTTAGCCACCTTAATAAGTTCCTCAACAGCCTTTTGCCCAGCTTGGATTATTTTCTTCTTCGTTTCCTTTGTGTTCATGAGTTAAAGCTATATCATTAGATTTCATACAATAAAGACGTTCATCGTCTATAATAAATTCAAATTCAGAGTTTGGTGTAAATATCACAAGCGCCCCAGGTTTCAATCCTACGTCTTCTAAGGACTTATTAGAATATTTTAGTATACCAAAGTGGTGTTGCTCTCTACCTATACTTAGAAATGATTTATCTTTTATAGGTTTTACAAAGCAGTAGTTTAAATGACACTTTAAGTTATACATATATATCTGATCTAAACTACAGAAATATAAGTCTTCTTTAAAGTATGTTGAACTGTTTCGTTCTTTACCTTTTTGATCATACCATCTTCTAAATATGTTATGATGTACATAAACTATATCACCAGTTCTTACGTCAGTATCGAAAGCAGATGGTGTAGAAACAACTACTGCTTTCTTACTAACGAATTTATGATCTTCAATATTACTATTAACAATAAGATTGTTATCACCAATTTTTCTTGTATTGTTATATCGATCATTGTAGGGTCTTATTAAAAAATTATATAAAGTTCTCATTCATACTTAAGATCAAATTCTACCGCTATAGCCATATTACGATTAAATTTTTTCCAAGGTAAAACTTCTTTATTTTTTTTTATATATATTAAATAATCTCCATCTCCTTGGTCACCAATTATATCGCAAATAGTATGTCCTCCATAAACTTCTTGACCTACCGAATAATGCATAGCATCATTTTTGTAATCAGAACCTATACTTATTTTTCTTATTACATTAGACATTTTGCAGCTCTTCTTCTTTTATATCTTCATAACTACCGTCTTCAAGATTAATATTAACTTGTCCATATTCTTTTTCAAGCTCTTGTTTGTAGTTGTTTATCTCCTCATTCAATTGAGCTAGATTATGTAATAACTGGTGTTTCTGAGATTCAAGATAACCTATTTCGTTTAGTAATTGATTGGTTTTAGTAGCTTGATCTTTAATTTTACTTAATTGTTCTTCTTTAATCTTATTCATTTTATTTAATTTGATTTGTATTGTTTTTTATATAATCACTTGTTTTTTAGAATTTTTCTGTAGCATTAACCTTAGCTAGTATGTAGCTACCAGTAGGGTAATTAAAAGCGTTAAGTTGTATACCAAAAGCATTAGAAGTACCAGTGCTAGCTGATAAAGTTCCTTTACCTTCGTTAGCGGCTGTAGCTCCTCCTGTAATTAATTTACCTTGATCATAAGTACCTGTAGCTCTCATTTCGCACACACCTACAAATTGTACTGCTGTTAAGTCTAAAGTATTTAAAGTAATATTGTATGTAAAACCTAAACAACAATCACCGCTAGCACTATATGAACTACCATCTCCAGCAACCATAGTGTTTTGACCCGCTTCTATTCTTTTGTCATTAAGACCGGTTCTAGGTGTTACCCAAGAAAACTGGAATATAAAAGATCCAGCTGTTGATTGAGTAGTAAACATATCTCCAGATTTCATTATCCCTTTATTACCTTTTATACCTTCAATCCAAGCCATATTGTTTTCCTGTGTTCTATCAAATACAGTTTCACCAGAATTAAAAGTTGGTGAAATTGTTGGACTACTTGCAAAATTAGTAATAGTATCTCTATTTATAGAACCGTATACGTGGAATTTTTGAAATGACATATATATTTATATTAAGCAGATTCAGTATGTTGTATTTGTATTGGTATGTTTCTGTCTGGTGGAGTAAGCTCTAAGTATTGCCAAGCTGGAAGAGTAGAACCTTGTAAAACTGGACCAGCGTTTCCAGTGTTTATAGCACTGCTAATACTATCATCTAACATACCAGCTTGCTCAAAATTAGTAGATAGTTTACAGAAGAAACCTTGCGTGACTACTAAAGACGTTCCACTAGAATTAGTATTAGGTGCCACAAAACCGTTCCAATTACCCATAAAAGCAATAACCATTCTTGTAGTTCCTTCAGTTGAACTATTGTTTCCTCTTATAGTAAGACCTATACCTCTATCTTGATCGTCAATAGCATAAGCATTTTGTATATAACCATCGAAACTTGCAAAGTAATCGCTACTATCATCATTGCATTGCATTACATAGTAGCCATTTTGATCGTCATTATTTGTGCCAGATATTTCAGGACATCTTACTCTTTGATATATATCGCCGTATGAAGGTATAGGAGGACAGTGACTTAACCTTCCTCTAGTATTACTAGACGTATCTGTCTGTATATATATCATTTCTACACTTTGAGAATTAGTCCAATTTGTTCCACTATATATTTCAATTAAACCCCAATCGCTATTGAATACAGTATCACCTTCGACCATGCCTGTCATATCATTAATTTCTTTCAATGTTTTAACGCCATATGTGTAAGGTAAATCTTGATAACTCATATTAGTATACTTCTGATTTGTTAAATAATAAAGCCGTGCAACCTGTCCACTGTTCTGTTGCACTTATAGGTATGTCAGTATCTCTAGACAATACTCTTCCTACTTGACCAGCTGCATTAGCTTGAGTTATACAAACACCTCTACTAAAAGGAACTGTTCCAACATTATCCGTATCGTAAAATAATGGTTCTCCATATTCTACTGTACTTGATGTATTATCTCTTAGTGCTGGTGTTACTCCTGCAACTATTACAGAAGTATAGTTGGCAGAAAAATCTTCATCATTATAAGCAGCTGTAGTTTCTAAAACTATTCCCAATGAAGTGTCATTGGAACCAGGTGAGCTTGAAACTTTCTCTATACAAGCTCTTACATTAGCCAAGCCGCTGCCTGTTCCAGCTGAGCTAACAGATATTCTACATGGTTCGCCTGGAATAAAGTTGTGAGTTGAAACATTTAAAGCTAAAGCAATACCATCACCAAACCAATGGTTATAACCATATATTTTATAGTTAGTTAATAACCTATGAGCAACCATATTAACTGTACCACCACCGTCATTGACTATAGTATAAGGCATTCTGCATATTACTGTATCTAAATCTTGTAGTATATCATCCCATGGAATTGTTGTAGCTGGACTAAATATATCATTCCAGTCTACTAAACCGTAGGTAGTTCCTCCTTCTTGTCCAAATGTATAACCCATTTTATTTTATAAACCAATTATTAGTAGATCCATATATGAATTCAAAATATGTATTAACTGCTGGTACTGGCAACCAGTTAGTACTTCTATCAACTTTGTCTATTAAATCACCAGCTGTAGGTGTAATAACTCTTAATTGATCAGTCTGTGCGTTTTGTGAAGAATACTTAACACCTACTAAATCTCCTACGGAAGGAGATGTTGGTAAAGTTATTACAACAATACCTGTTACATCACATATAACAAAATCACCAGCTGCGGCTGTATATGAAGCTGTTTTAGTAGTAGGCGTTAATCCACTACCACCACCACCACCTGAAGATGCAATTGTTATTTCTGTAGCACTATTTCTAGTTAACGTTATATTAGAACCTGCTGTAAGTTGAACTGCTGAATCGTCAGTTCCACTTGTTGAATCGAGATTAAGAGATACATTACCACCTGGGCCTAAAACTGCAGTGGCATTAAAGTCGTATGTATCACCAGCTGAAGGCATTGTAACAGTTTTAACATTTGCAGCTGTAACATGACCTGTACCATTTGTTGTAACTGTGTCTATAACAGTGAAAGTACCACCACCACCTGGAGAAGTAGCACTAGTTGTATCTGTTCTTGTTGTGCTATCATGAGCTATTGTAACTAATTTGTTAGATGGTGCGCTAGAAGTTGTAGTAATATATGTACCTCCAGCAATATCTAAAGTATCTCCATTTGCTATAGCATTGTTAGAACCTGTATCTGCTGCTTGCGTCCATGATGTAGATGCAGCTGCAGCTATAGCATAAGTATTAGCAGCAACATTAGTTATAGTTACATTAGCTCCTGGCGTAAGTACAACTTTACCTGCAGGTGTACTAGTTAATGTTTGTAATTCTATTTCACATTGAGTACCAGCACCAGTACTATTAACTAATTGATAAGCGGTATTAGTATCTGTAGCTGCTATTGTATAACCAGTACCTGCGCCATTCTCTGTAAGAGTAATATTTGACCCAGCTGAAACTTTGTAAGTACTATCTGCTCCACCACCAGCGGCGGTTAAATCTATATCAATGTTAGGGCTATCGTCTGTTGTTGAAATTGAATATGTATAGTTTGTATCTGTACCTGTTAAAGCTACTTGTTGACTACCTGCTATGTATGATGCAACTACAGAACCACCACCTACTATTCTAAGACCAGTAGCATCTGTTGCTGTAAATTCTGTTGATCCAGCTCCATTTTTGATTGGTAAAGAAGTATCATTAGTATCTGTAGCGTCGATTTTTAACTCTGTAGAACTTTGCCTTGTTATAACTACGTTTGTTCCGCCGGTGAATGTTAAAGATCCTGAAGCACCGCCATATGAATAACCAGTTGGTTGTGTAAAATCTAAAGTAGGGTTTAAAGTTGTTGCACCTAATCCTATTGAATACGTTGGCCAATTAAGTATGCCTTCAACGTCAGATACCAAAAATTGAACATTATCTGGACCTCCAGAATTATCATAACCTACAAAGTAAGTACTTGCTCTAGCAGGAGTAAATGAACCACCGGGTGCTGTAAATCCTGAAAACTTTATATTTGCCATATTAAGGTGCTATTTCGCTTTTCATTAAATTTGTTAAACCTGTCTCTTGAGCTATAAAAGGATATAGACTATTGTTCTCAGGTATTATAAAAAATGTTTCTGGAGGTGTAACTCCTCCACCGTCTACCTGCTTCCACCAAGGTATAGCATTGACATTGCCTTGAGTAGTAGGCATTAGTAAAGAGCTATTATTTCTAAATCACTATCACTACCAGCAGCACTTGTCCAAGCAACAACTTTCTTAACCAATATTGGTAGAAATGTTCCAGCTTTAACACCTATAAAATTAGCTGTGTGAGCTGGTCCAGAAGTAGCATATAAATTACCAGATTCCATAACTACCGACAATTCAGTTAAATCCGCTGTAACATATAAACTAGCTCCTCTAACATCTGTGTCTGGTAAATTAGTCTCTCTTACGTAAGCTGAAAATCCAGTTCCAGTACCTGTAGTTGCACTTTGACTGTATGATGTACCTATAACACCGCCTTTACCGTAAGGTTGAGAACCTGAAGCAGTAGAGTTAGGTATTAGCATAACACCAGTAACTACTCCTCCAATAGCTTCTGTTACTTTTAAATCACAAGCTACAGTAGCTAGTGTAATAATATCTCCTGCATTGTGTCCTGTTCCACCTGCGTTTATTTCTACTTTACTAACTGAGTCTAAAGCTACCGGTATAGCATCATGCCCAAATACCCTAGCTTGTGCAGCCCAATTACCTTGTACACTTGTACTTGCCATTGTTTTTAATTTTTAATTTTTGTTATTTTTTCAGCACCTCTAGATCCAAAGTATGCTACATATACTGTAAGTAGTAAGGCTTCTAATAATGAAACCCAACCTTCTTTTATTTCTAATAGTATTGTTGAATCTAACACTATAAATATTGTCATAGCTAAAGTAAGAAATATAAGCGTCATAGGTCTCGTGTTCTTACTTAGCCATGAATCACTCTTCATATCACTAGCCCATCTCTCTGAGATATTGTTCATCTCAGCTATGTCTTGTTCTAAAAGTTTCATAGCCATTTCCTTATCGGCGGCTTTAATACTTTTATCATTTGTTATAAGATTTTTTACTATACCATATGCGCCATTATCTGGCAATATATCTCCTACAGCATTTAAAATCTTAGGTGCTTTGTTTTTAAGAAAAGCACCTATCTTTGTATCTTTGAATTTCTTCTTATCCTTTGATGATTTCATCTAACGGGTTTGGTTTAGTTTTAGCATAATCGCTCATGCCATTGTCTTCTGTGTTAAACTTCCAATTATAAGTATCTTTACTAGAAGTTGATAAATCGTCTAATCTTTTCTTTTGTTCTGGTGTTGATATATCATACTGTCTTTGTAGTCTCCACTGAATATACTCTTTACTATTATAACCCCATCTTTGTCTAGCAGCTTGGTCATTAAAAGATCTTGATTCTGTATCCGCTTTCCATAAGCCTACATTCTTAGGTGTTTTTATAACCGTCTTGCTATCTCCAGATTTAACCTTATCTGATTCTGCAGCTATTTTTTTCTCAACATCACTAACACCTATAATGTTTGATTCATCATCTTGTCTTGGTGAATACCATTTTTTCATAGATGGACCAAAGTCTTCACCCATATTTACCTCGTCAGAATCAACACCACTTTTAGTCCCAAGCTCATTAAAACCTGGAGATTGATAATGTTTTGGCTTTATCTCTAAAGTATTAGGATCTTTCTTAGCTCCAGCTTCATACGCTGGTTTTTCGTATGGTAAGTTTTTGTTAGCTTCGTTAAAACCTGGTGCATTTCTATCATGAAACTTGCCTTTGTATGTAACACCTGCTGGACCATAATCTAATTCAGGTTTACCATTTTTATCTTTCTTAAGCATAGACTTTAAATGTTCACCTTCATGATGTCTAGCTGTTTCTCTAGTTTCTGAATCGTGATCATCTTTGTTGTATATTATACTAAAGTTTTTATTAGCTCTAGCTACAGGTTGAGGTGAACCATCTTTCTGATTATCATATTGGAAAGCTACCTCATACTGTGGTACGTTGTCTATTCTAAATGGTGCTTGTAATTTAAAACCCATTAGTCTGTTTTAAAAGCTAATAACATTTCTCTTAACCCCATACCAAACGCAATACCAGAATACAGCGCGTGTCCTTCTAATAATAACATTGATCCTACAATTCCACAAGCAATAGCTTTTGAAAGTGGGTGATTAATTAACATTTTCATCTTTTCCATAATAATTATTTTAACATTTCCATCTTTTCCTAGCAGCTTTACCTCTAGGACCTGTCCAACTTCTTGATCTAGCACAAAACGACTTTCTACGTTTAGCTGCTTTACTACCAGGTTTAACTTTACCAGTTACAGCGGTTTTAAGTTTACTACCTGGATTATTTTTTCTATATCTCTTAACTCCTTTGCTGGTCATGCCAGCTCCTTCTTTGGTAGATAAAAAGTTTCTATTTTTTCCTTTAGTAGTTTTTCTAACTTTTTTACCTTTTTTTCTACCGAACTTTAATCTTTTTTTGCCATAAGCTGCAGGAGCTCCGCACTCTTCTCCAGTTTCTACATTTGTCCAATCTTCTTTTTTAAACCAATCTCTTAGTGTAGCACCAGGTTTTCTAGCGCCTTTCACATTGCTTTTACTAGATCTACGTTTTTCACCTTTGTTCGCTGCAGATTTCTTAGCATTAACAACTTTGCTTTTTTCAGCAGAGCTCATGCTAGCTATTTTAGCTTTTGGTAAACAAACTTTTCTAGTAGCCATTATTTTTTTCTTTTATTACGACATTGAACTAATTGGCCAGAAGCATAAGCGCTTGGCCATACCTTTACTCGTGCTTTAACCTTATGATAGCAAGCATCTTTTTTACCTTTCTTCTTTTTAGCTTTACTTCTTTTTCTTGCCATCTGTTAATTCTTTATCGATTTGTCTACACCAGTCTCTAAGTTCTTTAACCTCACTTTCTAGTCTATTAATATGATCTGTATGCCAATCTTGTTTTAAATCATATTCTATTCTATCTATTACGGCTTCAGGTAAAGCTTTAGCATCTGATATATCATCTTGTAAGGTAAAATACATACCTACAAAAGAAGCTGTTATTACTATTATACTTATAATGGTTTTAAGATCTATCTTAAATTCCGTTCCTTCAGAGATTTTTATACTCATTAGTTGCGTCAAATGATGGGCATGCTTTCTTAGCAAAATCCCTATGTGAATGTATTGTAGCTTCAGGATACATTGCTTTAAGTGTTCTTAACACTGCTAGCAAACTATCTTCTTGTTCTTCTGTTCTAGTATCTTTCGGGGTCTTACCATCAACCTCAACGCCTCCGCAATAACAAATTCCGATTGAGTTTCTATTCTGACCCTTCGTGTGCGCCCCGATTTTAGCTATATCTCTACCTTTATATATATCACCATGTAGGTCAATGTAGAAATGATAACCTATATCACTCCACCCTCTACCATCAACGTGCCAACTTCTTATAGTATCTACAGAAATATTTTGACCTTCCCTAGTAGCGGAGCAATGTACAATAATTTTATTTATTTGTCTCAATTTATTCTATTTTTGTCTTTGTCGTATGAGTTTCCTTTTGCGTCAGTGAATTCAACAGTTTTACCACCAATTGACATTGTTGATCTGCTATCTCCACCAGTTAGGTAGTCATAACCTTTCTCCAATATATTTCTTCCATCTTTAACAGGTTTTAAACCATCTTCTTTTTTTTCATCACCTGGTCCACTTGACATTGGTCCATGAAATTGTTTCAATGGATTTTTAACTCTCAACATGTTTGAGTGCATGCGACTTAAATCTTTTCTACTCGCCATCTTTATCATTTTTTAACTTCCACCATCTATGAGCAGTATACCCAATAGTTACTAAAAGTAAAGTTATTTTTAATACAGGTTCTAACCAATCAAAACTTGCGATCGTGAAAGAAGTTATATTAAAACAATATAACTTTAAATCATCGATGCCCATTATTTATTTGCGTTAAGAGCTGCGTTTCCTTTATATTCTATATTGTCAAACCTTACTGTTGACGCGATAAATGGATTTCTAGAAACCATTGTTCTAGTTCCTAGTGGTTTACATCCACATTTTAATTTTTTACCTGCTGGTGCTTGATATTCTCCGTAACTTGGCATAACTATTTGTTTAATTTGTTTAAAATATTTGTATTAATATAATTACATTATTATATTATTATTTACCCATTCTTGCTCGTTGTTTTGCTGTAGGTCCTGAGCCTCCACCTCTTTTCTTGATCTGAGCTATTTTACCAGCAATTTTAGTAGCAGCTGTTTCTGACTTACCTTCTTTCTTTAATTTACCAACTAAACCTTTAAAACTACCTGGTTGATCGTACTCTGCTTTCCCTCTAGTACCTTTTCTTGTTTGTCTATTAAATTTGTTGTGAAGTCTTTTAGAAGCTCTAGTACTACCTTTAACTGTTTTAGTTTTTGTTTTCCCTTTCTTATTAGTCTTAGAATATGTTACAGTGTTAGGAGTTTCAGCTCTTTTTCTTTGCCCAAAATCACCTTTTGGATGATCCATTTTTCCAACCTCATTATTTTCCATTTGCCCCTCTTTCATTGCATTATCACCAAGCATACGTTTTTGAGTTGTTATACTAACAGATGCTCCTCTTTTAGTAGTACCAGTGTTTTTCTTTTTGTCCCAAGCAGCACCATGTCTACCATACGATGGACCATCTCCATGTTTTTCTTTATCATACTTCATATCTCCAGCTAATTTAGATATATGCTTTTCATCAGCTGTCATATCTATATCACTTTTGTTATGTTTAGGATCATAATCAATATCCTTCTTTAAGTATTCAATATGAGCAGCATTATCTCTTTCAGCTGCTTTGTAGTTAGACTTATTAACTCTAGTATCATTTGCATACTTACCTTTACTAACATGATAGTGACT